ATACGGCAAACCCTCTGCTGTTCTCCAGCCGATGAGACGCGAGTAAAGCCCGTATCTTCCACCAAACCAGCCTTCAACAACTCCCCACACCGCTTCCAATAGCAACAAGTACGCCTCTCAGCCAAACCAGACAACTCGCCCGCCTGCTCCGCCGTCAAACCATCAGCACCCGCTAACGCATACGCCTTCAAAAGCAACTGCGCCTGTGAAGGTGCCCTCTGCACCATCTTCTTGCCAGCCTTTTTAGAGGTTACGGGGTCGGAACCCCTGCTCAACCGCTCCTCTGTCGTCAACTTATTCCAATCAAATTCCAACTGCATAACATTTTGTCCCTTCTACAACAAATACCATTACATCTTCTTTTGACTTCATTGGCGCGTAAAAGCAAATAGATTTCACATGGTCGCCCGTGTCGTCAATGAACAAATTACCATCAACCATCCCGTCAATCGCGGATTTCACTGCGGGGTTACAAGACGCCGTATCTTGAAGCCTTCCTTTTTGCCACAAAAACACATCCACAGACGCGTTAGTCAGCACATCACAGCGCGCGAACACCGTAATTTCCTTAAACAACTTACGCCACTCTGCCACATTCTTTTGCCTCACAAACCGATTACCCGACCGCTCTGCATTGGTAGTCCACGGGCGACGAAACACCACAACCACCAACTTCACCTTGTTGCCTTCAACCCGCTTACTGGTGTACGCATCAAACAACTCAGCCAAGCCATCCTCGTTCCTTTGAAATCGTGGGGTGTTCGTGAATCCACTGATGACACATAAAACACAACCCCAACAAATTACTCAAATCGTTTGTTCCTCCCTGCGAACGCCGATGGATATGATGCACATGCACCGCTTCACCAACACAGCCCACACCCCTTGCCTCACAAATCCCCCCACAACGCTCCATCACCGCCGTGCGCGCCTTTCGCCACGCGCCCTGACCCTTTGGTGCCTTCACCCTAATCCCCGACCTCTTAATCGGTTTGGTGGAACGCTTCAACGGGGTTCGGCGCACAAACCCTCGTAAAACTCGTGCAAATCATTTTGAAAACGACCATCTTTGCCGTTAATAAAATCCCTCACATCCTCTTCGCATCTTTTCAATCGCCACAAATTCAAAACATCGCTCTTTATGTTGTCCAACGCCATGTCCCTAGTAACCGCTAAACCACTCACAGATGCCACCTCATCTTCCCAGCGCCCCTGTCGGAGCCAAGTAGCAGGATGCGGAATAAACCTTGCTTCCGTGCCCGCAATCTTCCACGCCAACTTCGCCTGCGCCAAACCCTCACAAAGTTGGTTCGCCCCAATCGTCCGCCGAGCAAACTTCCAAGCCTTCAACGCATCTGCCTTGCCCACCTTCCGAGGGTAATCAACCCACCACTGCTCAAACTCCAACACAAGAGTATTTGGGTTCACCTTGGGTTCTATTGGGCTTATGTCAACTGGCTTTACACCCCCTGTAACCTCACTTGACAGGGGGGTGTCAACTGTCTTTACACCCCACCGCGATTCATACACCACAGCACAGTCCACAAAACAGAACGCGTACCTCACCGTCCAGCCGTCTTTACGCGACACTTCCACAAGCCAACCATCTGTAACCAAATTAGATAACGCATTTGACACAGACTGTCTCGTGGTGCGCGCTTTAGTCGCCAACTTTTGCGTGCTCATCCAAAACTGATTACCGTTCTGGTCATTCACCGAATCTGCCACCGCCAAATGCACCGCAAACAGAACGCCCGTGTACGGGCTGTGGCGGTAAACAAAACCCATAGCCTCAGCAGACATAACTACTCTTCCTAGAAGAAATTAGAAAGGTTCGTCGGCAGGGTCAGCGAAAATTTCCCGCTGTGGGCTTTGATTAGGTTTCATTGCAATCAACTCACCGATAAAAGCAGAAGCGTCCTTGCCTGACAAATCAGACAAACCAGACACTTTGCGACCAAGCAACTCAGAAGCCATCGTCATCGGGTCTGACACCCCCTTGTCTGTAATCATCTTACGAATCAAAGCCATCTGTTTCTCCGAAGGCGGATATTTCTGGGTACTAGCGGTCGGCGTCACCTTCGCTGGCACAGGCACTTCACTCATGTCAACAAAAGCATCTCTCAGATATTCCTCATCCTCACCCACATCACTTGTAGGAGCCTGACGAGGCACTTTCGCTTTCCTTACTGGAGCATCAGACCAATCGCCACCACGCTCGGCTTCACCCTTTTGCCAAAGCGCCAAACACACACCGAAACGCATGCTGGCATTTCTTAAAAAGTCGCCCACGAGTTCCTTCTCATATTCAGGCTTGTCGGCTCTTACAGAACCAACCCCCAACATAGACTTGCCGTGAATGGTCATACGACCCCACATCGTTGCCATGCCATTCTCCACATGAATCATTGGGCGACCATCGCGAATTTCCAACGGCTCCCACGACCACAACGGGTCAATCTGAATTAAAAGTTCGGTAATGGCTCCGTGACCGACAAAGGACAAAGTAACTCCGCCCTTCGGCAACTTTCCCACAATCTTTGGGTCTGGAGTGCGATACTGCTCCAAAACTTCCCGCAACAACTCTGCTGTTATCTCATCCATCATTATTCTCCCTTTGTTTCTTTCATCAAACGCATCGTCCGATACGGCGCGCCCGTTTTCATATACTCGGCAACCAACTCAGGATGCTCCGTCTTTAGCCTTTTCGTGTCCAGCGATTCTCTGCCCATAGTTTGCTTCCACGAAACAACACTTTGCCCGTTGATAGTACCAACCTCAGCATCTTTTAATAACCTTGCTAACGCATCTTTCGCCTGCTTTTCCTGACCTTCTGCCACCGAGCGAGCCTCCCGCGCGATATCTAAACTAGCAATCCACAGACGAGCCTCCTCATCCAACTCAACGGTGCCCTTTACTTCCGTGTAAGCCCGCGAAATATCATCGGCGCTCATCTCGTTAATCAGGTGTTCTAGCCCTCGTTGGGAATCAACAACTTCGCCAAACAACTCAGACTCCTCTACAAGCCTTTCCAGAGCGCCATCCATCTGAGGCAACTCCACGAGAGAGAACACTTGCCGACGGTCTAAGACAACAAAAAACACAGGGCAACCAGTTACCAACTGTTGTGCCCAACCCTGCCAACGCCATTCCATTGGCAAATCACTTGATTCATCTACCGAGTAACGAGCAGTAGTTTTTGCTTCAACGACAACCGTTGGTGCCAAAGCATCATCAACTCCATCAGCCGAGATAACAAAACGACCGCCCTGATACTGCCAATCTGGGGTAACTAAATCAATGCCCATCTCTTCAGAAGCAAACTGCAAACACGCTGGTTCAAGAAGGTTGCCTCTACGCATCGCTGGGCTTGTCTCGCGAATGACTGGCATTTCCATCTTGTCAAAATACAAATCGGCTCGTGTGCGATACGGCGAAGTACCCATCATTACAGGAGCATCCGAAGCCCCGAATACTGCACGACCATCTATCTTCCATCGCTGGTTCAGCCATTCAAGAGAGCCGTGAGTTGGTTTTGGTAATAATTTCATCATGTCCCCATTCTGCTTGACGGGTGTGTCAAGGTACTTGCGCTGTTGTCGCGCGTTTTGATTGGACGAACTGTACCTAGTTAAAGGCGCTCTGTCAAGTTTTTAGTTTGAACAAACAAAACAAAAGGAGAACCCGTGTACGCATCAAATGTAGAAGCACTTTCAAGCCCCTTCATAAGACACTTTTTCGCTGAGGTAATGCTAAATTCACGAGGTCGCGTAGCCTGCATCGCCCCTAACGCGTACTGCGCGCCAGAACCTATCGCGTAGATACCATCGTTGTCTGACGCCCAAGAATAGTCGCCGTCAACGATATACACGACAGCGTTGACCGCCACGACAACCGTAGAATCGTGCTCTGCCACATGCGAACCCTTGGCGCTATCTGGGCGAGAATACCCATTTTCTTCAAAGCAAGCGCGCAAAGCAGGAATGAACTTCACCGTTATGAAACGGTCTAACGCCGTTCCGTCTAAATTAGGCAGAGCCTTCGGTGGGCTAAACGCATGATGCAACAAATTGATTGCCCTGACATCCCCCGCCGCGGCTAACAGATATCTACCAACCTCGGCGACCTTGGACGAACCCTCTCTCATAGTGGAGCGTTGAGATGCAAAACCAGACTCATCAAGCGTGCTCAAGCGCGAGTCAACGCCGATAACGGCAAAGCCGTCACCCTGAATAGCCACAATCGTTGTCATAAAACCGCTAAATCAGCCCACCCCAAAGGAGTGTGTGTACCAACGGTAAAAGTTAAAGTACCCCGACTAGACCACAAACCAGTTCTGTCCGTCCACCATTTAGAACCGCCGTCTAAAGTAGGGCACTGGATACGGGTATAAGCACCAAAATCAGCAACAGACAAATGATGGCGATGAGCAGTAACCCACAAATCAGGCTCTCTGCCTTCCTCGCGCAAAATCCGAATACTCTGACCCCTAATCCAATCAGCCTCTTTTGCAGGAGAAGGAATGGTATGCCCGTGAGTAAAAGCGACATTGACGCCCGACAGAACGCTCGTAATAGTCATCTCATCGTGAGGGATTGACCACTTAATGTGTTGTAAGTCGTCACGGTCAGCCAAAATTCTCTGCAACGCCTCAGCCAAAAACGCTCCAGCATTATCCGAATCACTCGTAATGGACTTCTGCCCTCTACGCATCCACTCGCCGTGATTACACAAAACCGACAAAAACTCCGCACCCTCAGCCAGCACAGCCCACCGACCAACCGCCTGCGTCCACAAATCCAAAGCCAACAACAACTGCTGACGCTGATTTAATTCAACAGTAAAAGTTTGCGAGGCATAATGGTCGCCACAACCCTCAATCGGGTCGCCCATATTAGCAATCATAATCTTCTCAATGTTGCGACCCGTTTTGCGGAGGTCAGCAACCCGTGTAATCACATCGTTAAAAGATTTGACAACATACGCGACAGTCGCATCAACCCCTCCGTCAGCAGATTTACCTAACTGCCAATCTGCTAGACACACAACAAAGGTACAAGGAACAGCATCAGATACCTGTTTTTTGACTGTTGACGGACGCCATTTAGATACTTTGTGTCTAATCGCGTCAATATCCTCATCAGATACCACATTGCTACGGCGACGACGAAAACGCGCACGATAGGAAAACAACCAAACCAAATCTCTGTCGCCATTTTCAAGACGCTTAGATGACTGCCACTTAGAACACCGAACTGTGTCATCCACGACCTCAAAGACATTCGGGTCTAAGTTAAACCCAAGCAAAATGGAATCCCAGTTGCCGTCTAACTCAACTGATAACTGCCCAGTAGAAATCTCACCACCGTCAGAAGTGATTTCTACCCACGCTTTTTCTTTGTCTGGCACCGACTCAGAAGCCGAAGAATCAAAATCATCCTTAAACCCCACAACGACACCTGCTTTGCACATGACGACGAACCGTGTCCTCCGACACAATGTAACCGTTGTTTTTCAAAACAGTGGACACAACAGAACAACTAAAATTACCCGACTCTAAGGCGTTAAGAAATTCGCCCCTGTCCAAGTCGCTCATGGCGTCAATCGTCTGACCCATTAAACATTTGCTTTTACGGCTCTCATTAGCCGCCATCAAATCGTCAAGTAACCCCATCTGAACCTCCAGAACTGGCAGAAGGAACCTTACACCTTGCCTGTCACATGGTCGGTGATATGACCGTCTAATTTGTTTTCAATCCGCGTCAAACTGCCAACCACATACGCGTGGTCGCTTTGGTTTTCTTTACGAAAAGATGACAGGAACGACAAAACTGCCGCCAGCACCACCCCTACAGCGCCAATACACGCGACAATGATTGCTTCCATAAGAAACCAACTTAGGAAGCAGGAGGCGACGCATCGCCCAAAACATACTGCCAGTGCCAAGCCTCAAACTCTGGAGACTTTGGATTGTCACTCTGCAAGTAAAACCCGAAACGAGGAGCATTGGCACACATCCAAGCCATTGCCTTCTTCGCACTGCCCAAACCGACTAACTCGCCCTTTTTGCCTTCAACCGCCAAGTCAATAGCCAAGCCCCAACCATGATTGGAACCGCTCTTGCCTGTTGGGTCTGGAGCCGCCGATGGAGACTTCCCTTTTTTGAGAAACCAAGTCTTGCCTTCAAATTGGCGTGTCACCTGTGGCTTACGCCCTTGGTCAACTAACGCATAACGGTCACGAAACATAGCGAGTTGGTCATCAAACGAGCGATAATCGCCGATATTGCGGAGCGTAATGCCCGCTTTCTGCGCCTCGTCGTACATCGCGTTGAAAGACACCGAAGCGCCTTTCCACATTTTTCCGCCAGTTTTGACGCTCGCGAGAACTTTAGGACTTAACTTGCCATTGATTTGCTGGCTCAACGCATCGGGCAAAACAAGTTTACGGTAAGGGTATTTCATCGTTATTCGTCACCCATTGTTAATGGCTTGCCATCGGCAGACGATGTGCCAATGAAAGAAGCAACCGTCGGGTCGCCAATCTTGGTGGAGATATAAGAGAGCAAACCAGCAAACATTGGCAGTGCCATGCTGGTGAGAGCAGGGTCAACATTGAACTTGATAAGCAAATAGGTCACGATTCCGAGGACACCGCCAGAAGCCGTAGCGTTAGCGTGGAATTGTTTGTTGGTTGGAGTGCTCATTTATTCACTGTCTTTCATCAGAAACCCGCCCAAATGGACGGCGAGGGCTATAACTGAAACCCAAATGCCCCATCGCCGAGTATCGCCACTTAGGGTAATAAGCACGAGTCCGACGCCTGCAAGAGTGAAAGCCAAAGCGTGAACTTCGCTCCAAAACGATTGCATGTGACATCTCCGACGCTATTACTGTGTTGCTAGATACCGACTACGGACAAACAACCACGCATCGGGGAGCACAAAAGATACACATTGCGCCTTAATTGCTACCCACAGGCACATGGTTGCCCGACATAAACGGGTTTGAACCAATACTAAGGGCTAGAACACCCCCTAAGAGCACTAGCACGGTCAAGGACTACTTGACTTTCTTGCCCCCGCTAGAACTAGCCGTCGGAGCAATAGCCCCCGACACAGCCCCAATCATGCCCGAAACAGCCACCAAAGCACGGCGCGTCCCGACATCCACAAACGACCCGACAGGCACATACTCGTCCAAGCCCTCCGAATACACATTCACCGACTCCTCAAAAACATCCTTAATCCCGTCAGGCTGTCCTGACAAAACCGTAACCAAAAGCAACTCCTCAGCGGGCGACAACTCCTCAACCACCAACGCATCAAAGATTGCCTCAGCCTGTGTCTCCGAGACAACATCCAAAACATCCTCGCTCAACGCCAAAACCAACGACTCATCCGCAGACAAACCCAAGTCCACAATCGCCTCAACAGCGCCACTTATCTGCTCATCCGTAACATCATCCCCCGCCAAAGAATCCACCAAACTCTCAAACTGCTCATCCGACAAAGGCTCCGCAAGCACAGCATCCAACACAGCGGTAAACGCATCGTCCGAAAGAGGCTCATCAAAAATCGCTTCCAACACCGAATCAAAGGCTTTATCCGACAAAGGCTCATCAAAAATAGCCTCCAACACCGCGTCCAACCTAGTTTCGTCAAGCAACCCAATATCGGCAAACACAGATTCAGAAGCCACCGCCAACTCCTCATCAGACAAATCCGACGAAAAAGCACCATCAATAACCTCAGCGAACTGGCTATCCGACAAATCCGAACCCACCACAGCCGACAAAACCGCGCTCGTCTCCTGCGGAGTTTCCACGGCGTCAATCAAATCCGTCACAGCGTCAATCACTAACGCATCGCCCCCACCAGCATCAATAATCACCGCAACCTCATTGTCTGCTTCTTCCTGCATCTGTGGGGTTGGCTCTGTAATAACAGGCTCAATAACCGCTTCCTGCTCAGGCACGGCGATATCCACACTTGGCAAATCAGGCAGTGCTACGGTCGTATCGTCGGTAATAGTAATCGGCAGTAAAGTGATGGAGGTCACAGATGTGGTTGTACTGGATGGTGATATCGGCTCTAATTCTGGCACTGTTGTACTTGGCTCAGGGGAATAAAAAACCGTAGAAGTCGTCGTAGAAGAAACTTGTACAGGAACTTGTACAACTGTCGTCGTCGTAGAACTACTCGTAGAAGTGCTAGTCGTAACCGCGCTCTCCTGCGTCGTAAAAGCCCCATCAGGAACAATCGTCAACTGACCCCCATCCAAAGACCACGCCAACATATAACAACTGTTCCCACCCCTTTCATACATCCAAGAATCAAAAGACACAGGCACCCCGCTCGGCAAAGACACCGACTCCGTAACACTCCACGAACAACCCGTATCAAACCACCACTCCTCAGCAATCGCATCCCCTACACTCAGCGTCGCGCCATCATCGTGCGCCAACCAAAACTGCACAGTCTGATGCTCTGGAATCGTAATGAACCCCGAATAATGCAACAAAAAGTAATCATCAGGGCACTGCTGGAACGGCTCATAATCAAAATTCCGATTGATATTGTTCTCAATCTCTGAACCACACGATGGGTACAAATCCGAACTCCGCACGGGAGTTTCGTCGCTAAACACATACCCCACCGCCTCTAATCCCTGCACCGAACTGGCGCTGGCAGAAACAGAAAACAAAGACAAAACAATCGCGGGCAACGCCACAAGCCAACGGCTCTTCATTTACATCAAATGCCTGCGTGTAGTTTCAATCATTGCCACCAGCAACGCACCTGTCATACCAATAACAGCAACAACAATTTCATTCACTATGCGCTAATTTCCATAAGCGTTATTGTTGATACTGCGCTACCTTCTTGGGCTATAACAGCAGCAGTGTTGTGTGGGTTTGAAAACTGGGTCTTGTAGGTAGTAGCACTAATTGTTGCTGGGCTATCCATAAAAGAAATAGAAGTAGAACCACCATTACTATCTGCTGTGTTGGTATATAAAAACAAGTCACCAGATACTTTTGCAATGTTTGTTGCGCCACGCATCAACCTTACATTCATACGGTTTTCTGAATTGGCACTAGTTTTGAAACAACCATTTTGTGAAATCATTACTAGTATTTTACTAGATGTTGATGTAGGTGTAATCGTTGCTGTCAAACCTGTATCTGCAAATGTGCTTGTATTGTTTGTTGTTGCAGTGCTGTATGCAGAATTGACTATTTGCAATATTGCGCCACTAGTTGATGCAACACTTACCCATGCTGTACCTGTGTATGTCTGTAACACATTCAAATCATCAAGATAACAGGTCATACCTTCAGCAAGTGTTGGTTCACCTGCACCACCAAAAGCCGCATCGCGAGCCGCCGATGTGGCAAACCGCATGATGGTTTGGTCCATCAAATAACCATTGACTTGTGCCGCAGTTAGTTTAGTGAACGATGAAAAGAGTTTTGCACCAAGACCAGCCATTAGTTACCTTCACTTTCTGGTTGCCATTCTTCTGCTGTGTTACCTTCAGCAACCCACGCAAGATACGCTTGATAATCAACATTGCCTTCATCGCAAGGAATCCACATTTCATTATCTTTTACAATAATTTGAACATTGTTTGCTGTTGTGGCTATTTGATAAAAACTCATAATTCAGCCAACGCTTGCCATAAAAATTCACCAGTCATATTTGCGCTCATTCCAGTATTACCAACTCTATGAATTCCTCTTTCTGTTGCTTCAGGTGTAGAAATAACATAATCACCAATGCCAACAACATTGGTTCTATTGAGAGTGCCACCAGTAGACCACATGGTAATTGAAGGTGTTGCTCTCATTGGCACAGTAAACAAAGTTCCAGTTGCAAGACATAATGACGCAAAATTAGACATGGCTGTCAAAAAAGATGCACCTGTTGCACTATAACCTGATGGTGGCATATTTGAATATCTACTTGCTTGAAAATACCGTTGGCAATCAAGCAGGTCATCAGCGAACGATTTGAACTCAAATGGTGTAGCAATAGAAGCAACAGTTAGTTGCGCACCAGTCATCTGCCAATAATTATTTAGAGTATCTGCAAGGTTCACCTGACCAACAGCAACATTGGCTTGAACTTCTGTTTGCCATGTGGTATTCAATGTGCCTGATGAAAATGTAGAACCAGCACCCAACCACCAACGCACACGCAAAGAACCATTAGCATCATTATCAAATACACCTGTTGTATCAGCAGGGAATACAATAGAAACATATTGCCAAGTTGCTGATGCTGTGATTGTGTATGACTTAGAAACAGACCTGCTGTTATCGTCATCACGCAACTGACAAATATAAGTACCTGTTTTATTGGCTTTTACCCAAAAAGACAAAACAACTGATTGCGCTGATGCAGTACCTTTTCTAATTGCTTGCAGATTTTGTCCTTCAATTACTTGTTCAGTAATGCAATAATCACCAGCAGCAGGTGTATCAATAACTGTGCAAAGGTTCTTTATTGATTTACGGAAACCAGAACCAGTAGGTGCATCATTTTCTATTGTCTGTGTCCATGTGCCAAGCGTGTTGATAAGAAATTGGAAACGGTCTGCTGTGTAGTAATTAGTGCCAGTGATACTTGCTGTGCTTGTACCCCTTTGCGCAACCTGCATAGCCCCATTGATAAGCAGATTGCCTGAAGAAGAACCAGTAAACAAAACAGCATCAACCTGTTCAGCAATACTACGCATGGCAGTAGCACCATCAGTTACATAATCAGTAACAGAAGGATACGGAATCGCGAAGTTAGTAGTTGTGCCAGCCATATATGCCTTAAAGAATCGTCCAAATCAGATTAACCCATGATAGACCAGCAGGTACCCCTTGCCAAGTGAGGGTCGGAGTGACCTCATCCCAAGCCTGCGAGTAGCCAACAGGCGAAAAATGCAGTTCCATAGTATGCGTTTGAGCGGAAATTCTATGCTCAATACCTTCAATATAAAGATTTTTCTGAACCACAGAAGGGGTGCCATATTTGAAGGATTTGACCACACCCAAGAAATCACCAATGTCAAGCGTCGCCACTAAAGCCTGTTCAGAGGCGGTCAATGCGTGCATACTTAGACTCAGCCCCGTAAACCAAAAATTAGGTTCTGGTCTTAACAAATACTCAGCCAGCAACAACGCATCAGCGTCGGTGGCAAGAGGGGAATTTTGAATGACAACACTTTGAACCCCGTAATTTGTTTGCGAATCAACGGAGGCAACCTCTTGGTCGTTCGGTGCTGGCTCTAAAACATTAGGCTCCACGACGACGACAACCTCATTGACAATACTGTCCCTGCGGATTGAACTTGAACTAGCAACCGCCTCAGCCATGACCGTTCCTACTCATAAATTACCTCAAGCGATTTATATGGTATTTGTGTTGCATCAGACGGGTCATCACCAAAGACAATAAGAGGTGCCACATCGGTGCTTTGTGGCGTTCTTGATTCCCAATAAAAAACACCTTCACGGCTTATATACATTCTGCCTTGTTCGGCGTTTTCAATAAGATAATTAAAATAAGCAAGGGGGGTTTGTGCAGAAAGAGGGGTGAGAGGCTGAGAAAGGTTTGCTTCCCCAAGCGCGATAACTGGTGCAGGAACCGTTGGGAAATCCACTTCGGGTAAACCCAATATCCTGTCCACCCGCTCTCCTGATGTCTCGGCAGGTGGGGTTATATTGTAGAAGGTCGTGGTCGTCAGATTGAGGAACGCATCAACACAATCCACACTTATCATGTTGTGATTGTCTATGTTGAACTCGGTATTGTACTTGATGATTAATCCAACAAACAAAAACTCCCCATTGCGTGAAATGCGAACCGCGCGCCGAGGTTCAAAGCCAAGCCTGCCTCTTTCAACATTCCAATATGGGCTTGCACTGTTAGCCACACTGAATTTATCCTGCCCGACTGCATCATCAATCGTAATAGTGCATGTACCCGCGCCAAACTGTGCGTCTTGGCTACTACGCCCACGCTTGATAGAAACATTTGTTACATATTGGGTTACATCAAAAAAAGTTGTTGAACCTTCTAAAAAATCTTCATCAAGAATACCTAGCAGGTCATCATCAAGGGTAAAAACATTCTGATAGAAACCAGCATCAAGTTCAACCTTGTATGTACCAATGTCATTCAACCCAGCCATTACGCAACCTGAATATCAATTGCACCAGAACGCCTATTGAACTTACGCAATTCAGCAACTAACACATCAGGCAAAGTTTGATCTGCAATCTTGCTGTTGATTGTGATGTTATAAACATCACCACCCAT